TTGACCAAAACAGCACAAATAATACAGATCCTATTAGAAATAAGATGGAGATCCGACATGTTAGTGGAGCCACATACAGCGATATTTTAATCAGCTGTTTGATTGACTACGGTGAGCCACTAGAACAACAGGCATTTGATAATAGTGTTGATTTAAGTGGAACTTTTGTATTTGATGAGCTTGGATTACGTGGATATAACCCAACCGGTGACGGTAAATTACTAACCCATGTTATATTCCATCCGGTACAAAAATCTTTAAACAGACTTTTACAGATTGATTATACGATCCGTGTACAAAGTTTAACTGGTTTCACAGAGGTATAATAAATGCCATATAATGTAGAGTTTACAGATAAGAATAATAAATCGCCAATAACGGTGTTTGATAATACTTCTAGCACCGATACCTCATTGATATTTCCTGGACGTAATGTAACAGGTTACGGTCAGATCATCGCAGAGAATTTTTTACACTTATTAGAAAATTTTGCCAGTTCAACAGAACCAATTAATCCTGTAGAAGGCCAATTATGGTATGATAGTACTAATGGCGTATTGCAGATTTGGGATAATGTAAGTTGGAAAGCAGCATCAGGAATTCAAAAAGGTCCCACAGAACCAAGCGTTACCACAGCGAAGGTTGGCGAATTGTGGATTGATACAACTAATCAACAGTTGCGTATATACACAGGCACACGTTGGATTCTGGTAGGTCCTAGTGAGAGCTCTATAGATGGTTTACGATACGGTCCATCGGTTGAGAAAATTGTTGACAGTGATAACGTTGATAGATATGTATTAATATTTTATCTCAAAGACGTTCCGGTAATTGTATTCAGCAAAGACAGTTTTGTTCCTAAGATTAGTATTTCTGGTTTTACATTAATTAAAGCTGGATTAAATATAACCGTACCAATTACATCAGCAGAAATTGCACAGTTTGAAGGTGGATATCTTCCAAAACTGGTTGGTACTGCTCAATCGTCGGATGCTCTTAATATTTCTGGTGTAGCGGTAGATGCTGGAAAATTCTTAAGAACTGACACAGTTAATACTACAGAATTTCCTATTAACATACGTAATAATAGCGGTATTACTCTTGGTAGTGACGGCACATTTATTATATCTTCATCAACGACTGCTGCAAAAATTTACAATTCAGCCAGCGGAAGTAGTATCGATCTTCAGGTAAACAGAAACGGAGTTCCAAGTACTACCTTGCGTGTAATCAACGACAAAGTTGGTATTAATACAGCCGCCCCGGACTACGAATTACAGGTCACAGGATCGATAGCAGCATCAGATTCTTTATTTGTATTAGGCACAGCAGAAAGTACAAATCTCAGCAACGGCAGTGTTAGAATTAACGGTGGTGCATCTATCAAGAAAAATCTTTTGATAGGTACTGGGATAGATGTTACAGGGGTCACACAAACTAACGAAATCCAACCTAAAACTACAGATACGTACGATAATGGTACATCAACAAAAAGATGGAAAACTGTACGTGCTAAAACAATCATTGCAGATGAAATCCAAGGTGTTCTTACTGGTAACATTGCCGGTAATTCTAATACAGCAACTAGTTTAAAAAATGTAACTACATTCCAATTGGCAGGTGATGTTATTAGTCCTGCGGTATCATTCGACGGGCAGGTTGGAAGTTATACTAAGATTTTTAATACTACTTTAACTGCAAATATTATTTCAGATAAAGACGAACCGTTTCCAAAAGTTTCAAGGAATACTGATTTTGTTTTAACCTATAGACCCAGCGAAGCAGCAACTGCCAGTTTGGGATTATTAAAACAAACTAGAGACACGTTTGTAGGAGATCTAGGTGTTCCTATTGGTGCTATTTTACCTTTCGCTGGATCAACAGTTCCGGCCGGTTACCTATTATGTGACGGTTCAGAAGTTGAGCGTGTTAAATTTCCAACCTTATGGGACGTGGTAGGATTTACATATAGTAAAACACGATTCCTAGCCATAGATATGGTTGTAGGCCAAACTTATACTATTGAAAGTCTAGGAACTGTAGATTTTGCATTATACGGACTTGACCCGGTAACCAGCGCCCCTGTGATCAACTCTGTAGGTGAAACTTTTGTTTGTATTTTAGTACCAACATCCGGTACAGGATCAGTATTCACTACAAACTTTAACGGAATTGGAACTTTCCGTTTACCAGATTTAAGAGGTCGATTCCCTCTTGGTAAAGATAACATGGACAATGCTGGAACAGTGCCTAATTCCTCAGGAGGATATGTTGATGCAGGCGGCGGAAACGTTGATCGTGTTCCCGATACCAAAGCTGATATTTTAGGTGAAGGTGCAGGATCTAGTGATGTTTCATTAGCATTAGCTAATATTCCAGATCATCAACACTCATTAGGAGTGGGTTCTACACAATATAACACAGTAAAAGTAGGTACTGGACAATACTCACAATTGGGTACTACTCCATCTGCGGTACAGATCAGTGGTACAAGCGGAACAAATATATCAAATACTACAGGAAGCATAGACACTACATCTTCTTTAGGAACAGCTATCGGTATTATGAATCCATATCTAACAATTAATTTTATTATTAGATCAGGTCCACCAGTATTTTAATTAGGTAAAAAACATGTCATATCAAATTAATAAAACAGACGGAACAGTTGTAGCAACAGTGGCAGACGGACAGGTAGATACACTATCTACCGATTTAACACTGATAGGAAAAAACTACAGTGGATTTGGCGAATCATTAAACGAAAACTTTGTCAAGCTATTGGAGAACTTTTCTAACACAACACAACCAACTCATCCTATTAAAGGACAAATTTGGTTTGACTCTAGTGAGTTAAAATTAAAAGTTTATAGTGGCAATCAATTTATTCCAGTAAGCTCAGCAACTATCTCAGGAACACAGCCCACAGCATTGGGTGTTGGGGATCTCTGGTTTAATAGTGTTGACGAACAACTATTCTTCTTTGACGGTGATGCGCCAATTTTATTAGGTCCGTCATATTCAACAAGCCAAGGACTTAGTGGACTAAAGATTGTTAGTTTATTAGATACATTAAACCAAACACGTGTTATTACATTATTATACAACAATGGAATCTTATTAGGTATATTTGCTAAAGATAGCTTTACACCTAAAGCAGCAATTGAAGGATTTACAGGAAATATTATTCCAGGATTTAATGCTGGTAATTTAGCAGGGATAAAATTTAATGTAACCTGCACCAACTCAGAAAAATTAGGTGGGTTAGTTGCATCAACTTATGTATTAAACAATAACGCCGATGGTACAGAATCAATTGCTGGAACATTAGCAATACTTTCTAATACTGGCCTTGAAGTTGGATCAGGCGGTCAAGCTAAGTTTAGAGTAGAAATCGGAGATATCTTATTACAGAATACAGCAACAGGTAAAGACATCAATATTAGTGTACGTAAAGATACTGACCAAGAACGTGCGATTGAGATCAAAGCATCGACTCGACAAATTGGATTATATGAAGACTATGCAGCCAGTCAAGTTAATGTTGGAGGTAATTTAGTTGTTGGTGGGGATCTAACAGTCAGCGGAACTACTACTACCGTTAATTCTACAGTATTAGAAGTTGTTGATAAAAATATAGTACTGGCTAGTGGAAATAATTCAGATGTTAACGCTAGAGAAGGTGGCATTATCTTAGAAGGTGCAACTAAGCATATTTTCATGTATGCCGACACCGATGTACCAGCGGTTCCTGGTAGTGGACTTCCTGATTTATCCGGAGTCAGTGATGAAGGTGCATGGAATAGTTCAGACCATATTAATCTTGCCACAGGTAAAGCATTTTATATTGACGGAGTTGAAGTCCTCAATGGGTCATCGTTAGGATTTGGAATTACAAATATTCCTGGAGTAACCTCATTCGGTGTGTTAGCAGAAGTTGAAGTTGGACCAAATTCAACTACCCCAAATATCAATATAACCGATAATATTATTTCAACAGCACAGACAAACATGAATTTGGTATTAGCACCAAACGGAACCGGAGTAGTTAATGTATCGAGTAAAAAGATTACAGGCTTACCTAACGGCGAAGGTGACGCATATATTGCGTATTCGGCGGTAACTGATGCAGCCAGTGTGGGGTATGTTAATTATGCGATCGAATCCAATACTATTGTATTCAGTATGGATTTAACAGACGGTAAAAATAACACATACATCCGTACACAGATTCTAAACAATTTAGTACCACCGGCAGAACATAGAGAAGGTACCCGTGCTAGAATATTATGCACAGTATTGAATATTGCAACAACATCAATAAATCTTGGACCAACGTTCACTCCAGGAGGCGGATACACATTAGGTGGACCGTTTGATGTAACAGGCGGGGGCTCAGCTCCGGCAGTAACAGCGATATCTGTAGGATCTGTAACAGTACCATCTCCGGGTGTTACCACATCAAGAGAGATTAGAAGATTTGTAATACTTAGTGGAGTATGGACCGATGACGGTGCAGCCACTCCATTACCATAAAAGAACCGGGAGCGTTTTAGATGTCTTACATAATTAATAAATTTAATGGAACACAATTAATAGTACTTGATGATGGTACTATTGATACTTCTACCAGTCTTGGATTAGTAGGTAGGAATTATGTAGGATACGGTGAAACACAGAATGAAAATTTTGTATTCCTACTAGAAAATTTTGCCAACGATGCTCCACCATCAAGGCCAATCAAAGGTCAATCTTGGTTTAATACATCAAACGATTTATTACATGTTTATGACGGTACTAATTGGGTAGTTGTTGGATCAGCAACTTTATCTGCAACACCTCCAGATACTCCTGCACAAGGAAGATTATGGTTACAATC